TGTATTTTAACGAAAAATCATTTTTTTATAAAAAAATTTATTATTCAGATAAAAATTTATCTAAATCATCTAATAAATTTTCTTTAAGTAATGGTTTTTTCTTTTCTACATTTTCTACGTATGGTCTCATTTCCTCAGCACTTCTACCAATCCACGCATCTGGTGTCGAAGGTGCGGTTACAACATCCCAACAAATTATTTCAAAATCATCTTGAACTATTTGCTCACCGTTTTTTCCTTCCTTCAATGAACCAACCCCACGTGAAGAAACACCAATCTTAATTCTGTTTCTTAATAAGTTTGCCACTTCATCACCTTTTGTTGATACGATACCATAATTAATAAACCCAGGTGTCATTAATATCTCCATCTTACCCATAAGAGTATGACCTTCCCACCATGTTTCTAATATATTGTGTGAAATTCTATCACCAGCTATAATAGAACTTTCTGGGTGGTCTAATTCACCTACAGCTCTACGCTCACGAATTGCTTGTTGATATAATTTATCTTGAGATTTAAGAACAGCTTCTGGATATACCCTTCCATTACGGTTAAGGATACCATACTTTTGTAATACCACATAAACTATCAATGGTTCAGCGATAACTAGTTTACCAGTCTCTAATTTTTTTATTTCATTAATGAAAGGTTGGTTTCTTGGTTCGTCTGGGCTAATGTATCCAGCATCGTGTTCTATAAGATAACCAAAACCAGTTTGACCACGTTTAAGTAGCTTTATATTGTTATAATTCATATCCATAATTAATTCCTTATAGATATAAATATATTCCGATAATAAAAAAAGCCCCAAAAGGGGCTTTTATTAATTTTTTTTCTTGTTAAATTTAAAATTTTTGTTGTTTTCAAAAACATTCTTTAAAAGATAATCAGTTATTTCATCTAATTTATCTTTCATATATGTTGAAGTTATTGAATACTCGTTAAATAAATATAATGTTACTTCACAACTCATAAAACTTCTTTTACCATATCTAATCCCAGATTCCCTAATATCTAAATCTACGATAGTTCTATGTTTGTCAAACAAACAATCTACATCTGAATCAAAATGATTAAATAACGATTGTTTAATTTTTTTATTTATTGACCTAATAGTTAAATTATAATTACTTTCATCTTCTATTAATGGTTCAGCCCATGATGAAATGTTTATATAAATCGCTTTAGGGTTTTTATTATTAACGCTACCAAAAGTAACATTATAATTTTTAAAATTGTTGTTTTTCACTTCTTTTCCAGTTTTCATATTTTTTTTTTCTTAAATATAAGAAAAATCCTGGATAAGGTCAATACCCTATTTGTTTTTTAAAGAACTTCTTAGGTCTATTAATCTAGAAATATTTTTAAAATAATCTTCGTTAACCACTTGCTCATCATTCAACAATCTTTCTTTAACCATAAGAAGTTTTTCTTTCGTCTCAATATCAGACTCTTTAAGTTTTTCATTGATTAATGTTAAACACTCACTAATGGCATTGCTGTATACTTCTTTCTTCTTATCATCATCTGAATCAATAAGGGCTTTAAGTACATTTTTCTCTGATTCATCTAATTGAGAATATTTGTCATTATATTTTTCTACCATAATTTTTGAAACAACACTATTAGGTAAACCATATCCTTCATTGTTTTCTTTTAAAACATTGTTAGTAATATAATTAAGAACATATGTTTTAGCTTCAACAATAGCATCAATTGTTTTAGGTGTTTTACTAGTACAAATTAAAATTGAAATATTTTCATGTAACTCTTTTTTGTCATAATCACCATCGATTTCCCAAACGATGTTTTCAACCAATGTTTTATTAGCTTTTAAAATTTCAGATGTGTTGTATTTTGATAAAACATTTAAACACTCGTCTATAAATGTTTTAGCCTTAGTTTCATTAGGTTCAACTTTATTTTCGATTAAGTTATAAACTAGAAATTGATTTTTTAAAATTTCATTTTCTTTTACAGTTTTAACATAATTTTTAAATAAACCTTTTTTATCATTATTTTTAGTAACCACACTTTCAACTAATATTTCATTGTAAGCGTTTTTAATTTTACCAAAATTTTTTACGGTTTTTGTTATATCTATTTTAGCCATTTTAATTTTTTATTATAAATATCTTATCTAATTTAAAAAAAGATTATTCTTCCAACATTTTATCTATATCACCAATAATGTTATCAATATCTTTATTGATTTTAAGATTTTTATCATATACTCTTATTTTTTCAGATTTAGTTGTATTATCTGGTTTAATAGTTTCAATTAACATATCAATATATCTATTTTTATATTTTCTTGTTCTATTTTCTAATTGATTTGTTAAAACTTGTTTTTGTTCAGATAATAATTTTTCTGTTTTTCTTAATGATTCAGCAAGTGGTTCTTCACCACCAGCAGCAGCTTCTATAGCACCAGTTTCACCGCCAGCTTCAGTTGCAGCAGCACTTTCTTCACCGCCAGCTTCAGCTTCACCACCACCTTCTTCACCGCCACCAAAATCTAAATCTTCACCACCTAGACCACCGCCTCCGAAGCCACCGCCTCCACCGAAACCACCGCCTCCACCGCCAGTGTCACCGCCAGTGTCACCGCCACCAGCACCACCTTGTTTAGCAGTTTCTAAATCACCATAAATTCTATCAACAGTATCGAACATACCAGTGTGTTTAATAACAGCAGCTGTATTAGCCAATTCAGCTGAAGCAGCTTTTTCCATACGTTGTTCAAGTAAATCTTGTTTGATTTCATCATCAGACCAACCCATAATTTCTCTGTGAGCTCTAGTCCATGACATTGTACCAAATCCATTACCAATATCTGAAACAGCATCTTTAAGTAATGTAACTTTAAGTTGTAAGTGCTCAATTTTAAGAATTTCAGCTTGTGTAGATGGGTTATTAAGTGTTAATGTAAAATTATCTAAATCTTCTTCAAAACCTAATAAATATAAATGAATTATAGCAATCTTATTTAACTCTTGCAACATCGATTGTTGTATTCTGTTTATTGTTCTAGAAAAACGAATATCTTGCAATGCCAAATTTTTACCTTCACCAGTTGCCTCTTCAAAACCTAAAAATGGTTTTGGTACACGCAATGCTGTAAACAAATTACTTCTTAGGTATTCAATATCTGCAATTTGGTCCAAATTCGATGCACCAGGCAACGTATCAATTGGGTTAGGTGCGGATTCATCCCTAACTGGAATGAAATAATCTTGGTCATTAGCTAATTGATTGTAACGTAAATCAATCTGACCAGTCTGTGGGTCAATAATTGGCATACGTTTAAATCTATCAGCAATCGCATTAACATATTGCTCAACATCGGCATCATCAATGTTACCGACATATATTTTATAAACACGTCTTTCTGGTGCTCTAGTTACACGATAAACCAACATAGAATCTTCAGATAACAATAACTGTTTCCATATACGTCTAGCTTTTTCTAATACTGATGTACCATAAGGTAAACGTCTATCATCACCTAATAATCTAAAGTGAGCTATTTGCCATGAATTAAATTCAATGTCACGTCCTCTCCAGAAAAATTTAACTTTATCACCAGCTGAAACTTCTTGTGTTGTGTTCTCTCTACCACTAATCATATCAAATAGACCGCTTTCTCTACGTTCCATTTCATAGTTAGGCATTTGTTTTGCACCAATAACACCGTTTGAACCATCTATGTTTAAGAAAACAAAGTTATCACCATATTTACATGTGTTTCTAGTCCACATTGGAGCCGATGTATGGAAATCTAATCGGTTGAAAAATAAATCTTCTAATATTGTTTTAACACGTTTACTATCAGAATAAATGTTAAGCATTTTACCTTGATTGTTAAGTGTTGTAGACTCTTCCATCATAACATCTAATGCAGCTGCAATAGTTGGGTAAAACTCCATAGCTTCGAAATCAGAGTACGAACCAATACGAGTTGTTTCATAGTTTATAGATTGTTGAAATAAACCATTTTCAACCTTTTTCCAAACTTGACCTAAATATTTATTTTGTTGTGCTTGTAACTTTGCAGTTTCATAATCTGCCTTGTTATCCGTCTTTAA